GATGCTGCATATCCGCCGTTCGTCTTTGTGGCGAGATCTGATGTCACTCTTTCTTTCAATATCTTCGAATCGGTGAGATCGTCGTGAGATTTAAGAGTCTTTGATATTTCTCCAGGTTGTAGTTTTCTGTTTTCCGATGCTTTAAACCAATCTATAGCAAACCCATAACAATTATTATTTCTTTTTCCCCATTTTTCCGAACCATACACCGAGTTTGTAAATGGTTCTTCAGCTCCCGACAGAGGAAGACCCCCCTTCACGAGTTTCGCCACCGATCCATCCGAAGACCGAGGGATGTTGTTAGTCTTGTTCATTTTTACATATATGTAATATTTTTAATTATCATAAATGTGGTACTTGTTGGGTCAGGCAATGGAGGTTTCCACCTCCGAGTAGTAATTCACGAGAGTAAAAACCAATTACTTGTCGTTCGGGGAAGATTCGCTTGAATTGCTCCTCGGCCAGCTTGTCATGTTTAGCATCACCAAATGTCGGAAAAATGATAGCGCCGTTGGGCATAATGAAATTCACGTAAGAAGCCGCCAGACGATCGCCAGCCACGCGTGCAACTGCTTCTCCCGAGTTTACCACTCCACTGGCTTCTTCCTCCATGATATACATGTCGTCAGGGATATGCATCTTATGAACAATCAACCGACGACCTTTCGCGTCTTTTATATTGATCAGGTGATCATACGCCGCATTTGAACGTTTATACTGCGGATGCTCCTTGTCGTCCGTCCACGCGAGGATGATCTCCCCGGGTCTTGCAAAAGCCGCCATGTTATCGATATGCCCGTTGGTTTCGTCATCGACAATGCCGTGCTCGAGCCAAATTACCTTTTCAACGTTCAAGTATTTCTTCAGGTTTTCTTCGAGCTCCGCGCCTGTGAAATGAGAGTTTCTGCCCTCGTCGCGAAGACATTCTATAGTCGTCATACATGTTCCCTCGCCGTCGACATGAATGGAACCTCCCTCAAGAATAAACGAAGGCTTGTACACTTGCACTCCATGAATTTTGCACATGAATTCTGCTATCTTTTCATCGTTCTTCCAAGAAGAATACAGACCGTTTACAGTTCCTCCCCATGAATTAAATTTCCACGACACCCCTCGGATTTCTTTCCCGTTTGTCACGAACGTGGCACCGGTGTCCCGCACCCATGCATCATCCGTTTCTCCGACCACGATGCTCACGGTTTCATCCACATTCGAAAGCGCGGCTCGCATACACCTTCGTGGGACTATCATGATGACTCTCTCAAACTTGCTCACCAAGTTCGCGAGAACAGACATCGTTTTCTGAGCTTCTTTGGCGTTGTTCCGCCAATTGTCGGCTTTATGAGGAAATGCCATCCACGTCAGAGCGTGAGGTTCGAACTCCCCCGGCATCCTAAAATTATCTTCCTTCGGAGTAGACATCATTTTGATATGATATATAAAATTATATCATGTTTGTTTTAATGTATCAACTAGTCCATATAATGTTTAATCGCACATATTGTCAGAATAAAACATTTAAGTCGCATAAGAGTGTTTTTTTAAAAATGTCAACTCTTGAATATTATTGCGAAGATGGATCTTATGTCAATTTCAACAAATATACAATTGACACAGACGGTGTAGTCAGGAACAAGGCGAAAGCTTCCGAAAATATGACACATTCTATTTAGAAACACATGTCTTATTGAAATGTCAGTTTGTCGATACAAAATAATCATCTGGAGATAATACACTTTACGTGTATATCGACATGTTAATTATTTAATATTAATCGTTGTAATATATACAAATGGCGCCCAAAACAGTCTACAACCCTGTGTCTGCTCCGGCCGATATTAGAGCAAAGTCTGCAGAGATGCTCAAAGAAATCGTCGGAGATCCAGACATCGCCAGGCTTCTCGAGAGGGCCACATGGAACCATGCGGTGATGTTCTGCAAGAGAAAAGATCAGGCACTGAATTGGGATAATTCCGCGTTTAGGTATGCATACACCCAGAAGGTGCTAGGTGTCCGGTACGTCGCACGAGAACGCCCGGAGGTCCTCGAGAAATACAAAGAGCTGGACCCTACCCTCAAGTCGTTTGTGAATGCAAAGCCACATGAGCTATGGCCTGAAAAATGGGCACAAGCTTTCGAGGACGCAGCTCGTAAGGCACTTCGCTTCACAGATGCGTCTGCGATGGACCCGAAGCTCATGCCAGATGGAATATTGAAATGCAGATGCGGAAGTATGAAGACGAGCTATTATGAAATGCAAACCCGCAGCGCAGATGAACCTAAACGTCATGGGTTGAAAAGCATCGCGCCACGCACATCTGGACCCTGTGCGTGGAAAAATCGCTTAGACTTCCAGACACTGATGATGGTGTATGTCAGTTGCTAGTGATCTTTATGATTGCGACATCGTCAAATTGCGGGAAACTCCTTAGAGCTTCAAGTACCAAGGATGTGGACGAAAGTCTCATCTGGCCGAGAATAGACCTCGGGTATGGTAAAAATCTTGAAGATTGGGCAATCCGCAGCCAAGTCCCTAAAAACTATTCGTTCATGGGAAAGGTTCAACGACTAAACGGCGATGGGTCTCTATGAGGCTTAAGATATAGTCTACTCCCTTCAAATATCGCGAAAGCGAGGGTATGCAAACAAAGATGACAGTGTTTGCTAAATGTCACACTTGCTCAAAACGATGGAAGCAGTGACATATTGTCAATAAGATGTATTAATTTAAAGCAAAATCGTGTAAACACAAAATAATGACGAAGAGATGTGAGATTGTCGTCATATTGACACATTGTGCTATAAAAGTATCGTGACATCATATCGTCAAAATGCGTTATAAAAGACATCAAACATATGTAAAAACCAATAAAGATATACAATGACTTTCGAAAGTACTTTATCCCATCCTCTGGATGCTTTCCAGATGCAAGGAATTGAAAGTATGAAGAGTGATCATTCTATTATGGTGGCAGCTCCCACTGGTTCTGGAAAGACAATTTTCGCCGAATATTCATGGTATCTCTCTCGCGAAGCAGGAACCAAAGTGATATATTCATCTCCTCTAAAGGCTATAAGCAATCAAAAATATCGTGATTTTTCACGGAAGTTTGGCGAAGACAACGTCGGGATTATCACCGGAGACGTTGTTGTGAATGAAAATGCGGATTTCCTGATTCTCACAACCGAAATTCTTCGCGCACTTGTATTTTCTCGCGACGGACGTTTGAATAACGTGAAGTGGGTCGTGTTCGACGAAATTCACTACATTAATGATCCATCGCGAGGTAGTGTTTATGAAGAAACTTTGATTTTGATGCCTGATACGATGAGAGCGGTGTTTCTGTCGGCGACAGTCCCCAATGCTAAAGAGTTCGCAAACTGGTTCGGTGGCTTGAAGAACCATCATGTCGACGTCGTTTTCACCGCGAAGCGTCCGGTCCCACTGAGTTTTCACGTCATTGACAACAACGAAATCAAGGACATCTCCGAGTTCGACAAGATCAAAAATGATGCCCCCACAGTGATTGACAAGAAGCTCGTGAAGCTTTTGCAGGACAATCAGATGACGCCGAGCATCTTTTTTTCTTGCAACAAGATCCGGATCGAAGCACTGGCGAATCGTCTGTCCAAGGAAGGCGACATTGTGTCCGTATACGAATCGAAGAACATCAAGAAGACATTCGAAGACCTGCTCCGAAAATTCAAAATCCCCGAAGAATACACATTCCATCAAAAATATATGGGATACGCCGTGGAAGGCATTGCTGTCCACCATGCTGGAATGCCGCCCTATGTGAAGGAGATCATCGAGATGTTGTTCTGCAAAGGAATGCTGCCGATTCTGATTTCTACTGAAACAATCGCGGTCGGAGTCAACGGCCCCGCACGGTCGGTGGTATTCGAAAGTCTCCACAAGTTCGACGGTTCCGAGCATCGGATGTTCAAGGAATCGGAGTTCGTCCAGATGGCTGGGCGGGCGGGGCGTCGTGGCTTTGATACAGAGGGCTCGGTGTTTGTTCTATACGATCCTACCGTGCCTAAGAATATGATGGCAAAACTCGTTGTTGGCAAGCCAGAGGCACTGCGGTCTTCGCTCAAAATGTCTGCAGGGTTCGTGCTGCGCTGCATGCAGAGAAACATCGACGTCGAGGATGTTATCAAAGGCACGTTTGACTCGTTCGTGGTCTTCAAACCAACCGACACAGATCTCGCACAGGGGCGTTTGTTTGAAAGCAAGTGCAGGCTGTGGTCTCAGCTTCTGTCTCGTGTGGACATCTGGAGATTCGTAAAGACAGGGATGAAATGCACAATGAAGTCTGGAGAAACCGGAGTTGTCAAGGAAGTGTCGTCGAATGGCGTATACAAGGTTCTGGTCGGAGATGATATCGTGTCCTCTGGAATCGCAGAGATAGACATGAAGCTAGACATGAAGATCAAGAACTTCGACAGTGCGTTGATTCTGTCGAAGCTGAAGAAGATTGGGCAAGTGACACGGCCAGATAAGTATGACGACATTATGGAATACATTCAATCGTCGAACATCAATGCCGGTTTGTTGGACGACTATCAAGAATACAAGAAGTGGCTGGAAAACGAGAACCTTTGCAACGCGACGGTGCTTACTCCTCTCGGAGAGATTGCTGCGAAGATCGGTTCAATTTGTCCTGCTCTTGGTGCCAAGCTTTTGGCCGGGGACATCGCAGACGAAGACATCGTGGCTGCCGTGTCATCATTTTCGGCGGCGCGAGATAACTCGTCGTCCGGAAAATCGTTCAAGATCCCTTTCGCGGACTACTGTCCCTTTTCGCTGGATTATGACCTCGTTGATGGCGCGAAGAAATGGTTCGCCGGGGGCTCGATCGAGGACATTTGCAAGGCAGGAAATTTGTTCGAGGGAAATCTGATATCATGCGTAACTCAGACCAGGAATGCCATCGCCGAGCTCATCACCGCCGGTGGACCTAATGAGAAACTACAAAATATCCATGAAAAGTTGAACCGCGGAGTTGTTCGTTTTGGATCGTTGTATCTGTAAGTACGTGGTCGAAATGTCAGTTTGTCGATACGAAGGATCATACATCGAAATAATCTGAAGGAAATCCCATTAACCATGCCACCCATTTGTAATTCAGATACCACCCCATCTTACCTCCTTCGCTGAAACTTACTTGCGCCGATAACATCTTCGAACTTCGTTCCGTTAATGTTCGTGGTGATTTAGAATGCCTCATCATGTACGTCGGAGTTGCCCAAAATGCCGCTATCGCTGGTTTGACCAATATTTTGGTAATATCACATCTAACCGCAAATGTTGACTCATTGTGTCTGGGAGAAATAACAATATTAAGAGGAGGAGTCTTCTGGTGTTTCAATGTGAATGTCGTTATCTTGCCATTGACGGAGAACCCGTTCTTTTCGTTGGTTTTTGTTTTTAAAGTAGATAAATTTACTAACGTTTCAAACGCATATCTCACCTGTTGTAAAACGACGGCATTGCCAAGGAACCCGAGTAAATTTCTGTTTTCTACTGAATATTTTTCCACTTGTCTCTCTGGCTCACCTGTCGTCCAATCAAACTTGTCGACCTCGGGGATATAAATTTTTGTATCGACAAATCGTTTAATCACCAAACAGAACCACCGATTGCGTTGGTGAAGAGCTCCAACACAAGTTGCTTGGCATGTTAGCCATCTGCATTCATACCCAAGTTCATCGAATGCATCAACAACCACCTTAATGTTTTCCGGTGTGGATAGAACGTGTGAATTCTCGAGGAATAAATATTTAGGATCACACTCCTTGGTAATCCGTATGATTTCTGTAAACAATCCTGACGCTTCGTGATCGAATCCAGCCGAATGCCCTGCAACAGAAAATCCGGTGCATGGCCAGCCAGCGGTGATTATGTCTACTTTTCCCTTCCACTCAGTTGCATCAAATGTACACACGTCGCCAAACACTGGAATCTCCGGATGCTTTTGTTCCAAGAACCCTCGTGCGTCTGTATTTTTTTCAACATATGCAATTGGTGTTACTATGCCACGAAGCCCATATGAGATCCCTCCTATTCCAGAGAACAAATCGAGGGCATAGAGCATTTATATATGTATCGATAACATTCATGTTCTTTTTGCGAACATATTACATAGGAATATTTTTTAATAGTCTCATGTTTATGTGTCCATTCGTGGTGAGCATGTTTATGAAGTCCAGTGTCTTCTGTTTTTGTAATACGTCGTATACAATGTCAATGTCATTTCCGCGAATTATGATAACGTCGTTATCGGCAGACCATCGGTCACCTTCGTATAGAGCGAACCCAAATACAAAGCGTCCTCCTCGTCTTGCAGCGCTCGCCGTTTTCACCAAGAGTGCTCTCCCGGAAAATGTTTTCGTAGCACCGTCGCTCAAATACCGGGTCTTGTCGCCAAGCACGAGAGAACCCAAACCGATATCCCTGTTTGTGAAAAATGGGATGGTGCCATCTTCCGCGAAATATTGTTTAACCTGGGCGTGACAGTGTCCTGTCTTGAATGTCACGTCCAACGTTCCGATAGAACTCGTAGCAACATCGGGAGGATTCTCGCATAAAAACCCATTGTATACAAATCGTCCAACCCCGGGCGAGTTTTTCACGACAAGAACGCATATGCGCGTAGACGTTTCCACAAAGTCATGTGTATCAAGAACTTTGAACGCGATGATATCAAGAGCACACAGGAGTTTTCTCGTCGGGGCATAGAAAGCGGAATTTCCAATAGACGCGGGGATCACGAACGCCAATGTGCCTCCTGGTGCGAGATGCTGAGTGAGGCACTTATAGATGAATTCTACATAAAGATTAGAACGTCCCGAAACTATGTTTTTGTCGGATACATGTCCCTTGCTTCGTTGAACGAACGGGGGATTTCCTATGATGAGATCGAAAGAAATGTTGCTTTCCCATTCTAGGAAATCGCGATTGACAATTCCTCTAGACCTTGCCATGTCTGTATCGAGTTCAACACCTACAACAACGGCATTGGGAAATCTCTCACGACAATCGTCAAAAAACTCACCAGACCCAGCAGATGGTTCTAGTATATTCAAAGGCGTGGTGTCTATGTGTTCCCATACTAAATCACGCACGCTCTTGGGCGTAAAGTAAATCCCATGCTTAGATTTGTGTTCTTTTGTCAACGCCTTGGTCGTTTCTACAGAATATTGCGACAACATATTTAATATTCTATTTGCGAATACATTAAATATATTTATTTGACAATATGTTCGATATATTGACACCCTTGAGTATTAGACGAAGTTCTCCTGGATGTATTACAATTAAATCAAAAATGCACTGCGAAATGCCTCTTTGTCTGTCCGTGCCAGGGGATTTTGTGCACATCCTGGTCTCGCTCTTATTTCTCACAGTGACAATCGCGATAATTGGAGCTCTCGCATGCACATTCGTTATATTGACAAGCTAATGTATTTAACAAGACACCCAACCGGTAATGTAAAAAATGAAAGCTCAATTTATACTAGCATGTCTTTTGTCCTTCATTGGTATCGCGGGATTTATAACACTTCTTACTATCGGACTCATTAACAATTTCGGCGTAGTAATGATTGGTCTGCTGATATTTTTCTTCGTAGTTGCGATCGTCGGCCTGACATCCGCCATAAAAAATCATGGCGAGCCTGAACATGATACAAGCGATATCATGTTTTGGTATGTGTGAGATGCTTCATGATCAAATGACAATTGTCATATTGACACTTTGTATAAACTATTTAGCCGGATGTAAGTGAAGCATGTACCATGGGATTTCCTCCTTTTTCTGTTTCTTGGGTAACAGACATTCTATTTTTTTTCTCGGGGGCACGTATGATTTACATGCGAATGTTTCGAATGGATTAAATTTAGGCTCGTGATGTGGAACGGTGACCTCAGGAACTTCGGCATCTAATGGAATGGCGGGCGAATCGTTAAACTTGATGTTGTATCCGGTCTTGATAGAATCGTATTCCAAAATAAAGTGATTTTCCCACCAATCGAGGTATTTAACGGGGATGTCTCGTTTGAGCACCGAAGCGTACACTTCTTCAGGAGGATATTTTTGAAGCGCATTTTTTAATTTCACACAACCAGAGTCATCACGACGATGCTCCCTCATTCTCGCATAGATAGTTCTCTTCGTCTGACCAATGTATACCTTACCATTCGGGAACAATATCTTATAAATTATCCCGGTCTCTTCTTCGAGAATGATCATAATTTTACACACGCATATTCAAAATCATTTAAATTAATTTAACAACTTTGGTTATACACATATCAATCATGTCTTTCGGCGATTGGACCGACCATATAGACGTCATTTCCGAGAAGTTCTCTTCCGCTGTTCCGTTCCCACACATCGTCATCGAAAACTTCTTCAGCGAACAATGTGCCCGTGATATTGCCGCGGAGTTCGAAACACCCGATGAAAACAATTGGCATTTTTATAAGAACCCACTCGAGCGAAAGTTTGCCAAAAATGTAAATCTAGGCGAACGTACAACCGGAATGTTCGATATTTTACAGTCTCCTCAATTCGTAAAGATGATGTCGAGGATTTCTGGGGTGCAAGACCTGATGGCGGACCCGTTTCTTCACGGGGCGGGGATTCATGCATACCCACCGGGAGGTAAACTCGACATGCATCTCGATTATTCGATTCATCCAGTATCCGGTATGGAGAGGCGTCTAAACCTTCTTGTGTTTCTGACAGAGGATTGGAACAAAGAGTGTGGCGGTGACCTTATTCTCACCACCGATATCCACGCGCCAGATGACGTGATAAAAAAGGTTTCTCCCATGTTCAACACTGCGGTTCTGTTCAGAACTACGGACGATTCGATCCATGGGCTCCCTACTCCTACGACTACTGACAAATTCAGGAAGAGTCTCGCGATTTACTATGTATCGCCGCCGAGAGAAGACGCCACCCCCCGGAAAAAGGCGCAGTTTTTCCCATTTAGGCACATTCCGCACGAAAAACTACAGAACTTGTACGACATTCGCCCCCATAGACGGATCGAAACTGGCGATCTCTGGGAAGGGTGGGAAAATGAAGGTCGTGAATCCGGGAATTGGTAAGTAATAACTTATCATTATTATCGTTTGTATGAGTATGAAATGTTCTGCTCCTGTTTCGGACTTCGGAACAGAACCGTGAAGGTATTCGAAACAATGACGTTCGACCAGTTCTACGACCAGTTTACCGGCACTCTAATTTCACCAACCATCTCAAAAAAGCGTTTCATGCGTGCGAATCGTTATAGAAGAGTTTTTTGGAAAAATATGATTCACATTGGTCACAGGGTATATATTCCAAAGTTTTAGTATATTGACATGCATATTAACTTATACTCGTTGAATGTGTATATGTTAAAATGTTGCTGTCTCGTCAGGGGGCTGCTATTAAAATTAGTGATTTGACTGAATCCGAAAAAAAACTCGTGAATAGAGAGCTTTTTGTCGCTCCAGTAACTTTGAATGAAGACTTTCCAAAGAAATTTAAAGTTTTCAAGAGAAATGACACTCATGTGGTTGTCCCTAAATTTTGGGCGCTAGAAAACCTGAAGCGCTTCCCGGTGTCACATGATTATGGCGATGTGGAGCCTATGAACCCATTGGTAAAGTTCACCGGATCACTTCGCAAGGAACTGAAGCAAATAGAGGCTACTGATGCGCTTCTCAAACAACTACTCAACAACGGTGGAGGAATTCTGTCACTTGACACGGGTTTCGGGAAGACGGTCTGCTCAGTTTACACGGCATGTAAACTTAAGGTAAAAACGATGATTCTCGTTCACAAGAAGTTCCTCGAAGAACAGTTCGAAGAAACCATCAAGAGATTCGTTCCGGACGCAAAGATTTCTAAGGTCCGAGGAGATTCTTGTGATATCTCAGGTGACTTTATTATCGCATCGATCCAAACACTTATTGTTAGGAAGTACACCGACTTTGGTGGGATTGGGTGTCTGATAGTGGACGAGGCTCATCACATCGCCGCGGAAAGTTTTTCTCAGGCAATGTTCGGCATTTCTTTCAAATATGTTATAGGGTTGTCAGCTACACCCACGAGGAAAGACGGGCTTACACGAGTATTACATTGGTTTCTGGGTCCCACGGCATTCGAAGTTCGCAGAACTCAACAAAAAAATGTTCTCGTGAAGATAGTTCCATTCACACATGCCGAATACAAGAAACCTCCCCCGGTCAATAAACGAGGAGACATCTGCTACACGTCGCTCATGTCAAAGATCTGCGACATTCGCGACAGGACGATATTCATCGCCGAGGAAACTAAGAAAATTGCGGAGACAGGCAGATATGTATTGGTTCTTAGTCACAGACGGAACCATGCTATAGAAATCAAGGACATCCTGGTGTCCCTCGGGGTCGATGCAGCAACATATCTAGGCGGAGATAAAATAGAACCAGACGCACAGGTGATTTGTGCTACGTACCATTTGGCTTCTGAGGGATATGACAACCCGCGACTTTCAGGGCTTGTTCTGTCCACGCCTTCGAGTGACGTGGTACAGGCTTGTGGGCGTATCTTGCGCGGTGGCAGTGGCAACGACCCTGTGATTGTAGATGTAGTAGACCAGTATTCACTTTTTATTTCTCAAGTCGCGAAACGAAAGACATTTTATAGAAAAATCGGTTTCAACATGGGCAAAGACAACACTCCTGCCCCAAAAATAGAAGAACAACTATCATCAATGTTCATCGATGATGACTGATATTGACAAGACGAATAACTTATACCATAATGTAATAATGTAATAAAAATGTCGTTCCTAAAAGAACTGCGTAGAAATGCAGTAGAAACTCTGCAGACAGGGGAAGTCGTTGACCAATACAAATGGAATGTTTTTTGCACTATGCTGAAAACGTTTCCGTGCTCTGATAGTTTTTCAACGGACGACTTGTTTCAGTCAATGACCCAATGTTGCGATATGTGTCAAAAGGATGGGCATCATCATCACGAGGAACATGGTTCGTGCTGTAAGCAGTGTGCGCAAGAAAGAGAAAATGCAGAGGATGTCGTACCATTCATCATGAAGAATTATTATCATGCGCATAATAGGCATTATGACGATGCTACGGACATATGGTTCGAGCACGACGAGACCCCCGTGATATATAACTACGAAGTTATTTGCTTGCCACCTGGGGATAACTTTTACGACCTGTGTAAAAACACTTGTGCGTGCTGTAGTTGTCCTATATCGTCATGTGAAAGTAAATTCAGTTACATAGTGTAATCTCGAAAGTTATGATAATATAATTCGAAACTATATGTAAAATTACATCTTACCATATTATTATATACACGAGAGTGTCGATATGATGCCTATTCGTATCGACAAAACGTTTTCATTCATACTGTAGAACATTTAAAATTCTTCAAAGTCGTCATCAGAGTCGCCATCGTCCTCGTCTGGAGCGGAGGCGCCAACCACGTCCTTGACATTCTCCTCCAAATCTTGTAGTCCGGTCTGCACTTCCTTCACGAAAGAAGTGGCGGAAGCTGACAGCATCGGCTCGCGTTCGGCGTCAAGATCATTTGCTACGTTCTGGGCGTAGACACTGGAAGCTAGGGCACCTTTTTCTACCTCGGTCTCACTGTCCTTGGATGACATCTTCTTCCAGAGGAAGAAACCGCCGACCAGGATGAGGAGAACCACCGCGAAGATCACTGGCTTGGGCACTGAGCTGATAAACTCCTGGATTTGCTCGACGAATTGCATCTCGTATATATTTACGTACTTATTTTTATTTCAAAAATAAACGCATAAGAATTAATACTCGGAATTAATAACATAAGCATCGTCCGTGTTGCCGTCCTCAAAGATATTATCAGAATCCTCGAATGCCGCCATCTCTTCGTCATAAGTCATATAGGGCTCGTATTCCTCGTGTGATTCGTGCTCAATCTCGTCATACTGCTCGGACTCAGAGTCGTACTCGTTGTAGTAAGCAGGCGACGACATTGTGAATGGATGTTTTTAATTATACATTTGGTGGAACATGGATTGTCTTATATAGATATTCGGAGAATGTCATTTGACCCAGACATGCCACGTCACGCGATGCTTTAAAAAAATATTGATTCTAAGTATATGTGGAAGTTCTTGTTATTGTTGATGGCTATGATGATTGCGTTTTTAGTTATCAGAAAGCAAGAAAAACGAAAGAATCCAAGGATATCCGCAAGCAAACAGTTAATAGAAAAGTCGGATATTGCAGATATATTCGGAGAAGACCTTCTCGACTTTACCGCAGGAAAACTCTAGTGAGTACGTTCACTGCGAGCACAATGATGCAAATTTGCTTCGTCTTCTTTTGCATGTTTCTCATTTCGTTCTCAAAAGATTCGCGCATTGCCTTCATTTCACCCTCGATCCCTTTTCCATGGCTGTCTATTATACCATGCATCACGCGGATCTCTTGAGTGACTGCGTTACCGTGACAATCAATCTTCGCCCCTATCCCTTTTCCATGGCTGTCTATTATACCATGCATCACGCGGATCTCTTGAGTGACTGCGTTACCGTGACAATCAATCTCCGCCCCTATCCCTTTTCCATGGCTGTCTATTATACCATGCATCACGCGGATCTCTTGAGTGACTGCGTTACCGTGATAATCAATCTCCGCCCCTATGTTTGCAATTTTCCCTGGGAAAGAAACGATGGAATTCATTTACTTATTTACTTATTCTTAACATTATTTTCTTGAATTTTTGCCACGGACAGTGATTCTATGGGTTGTCGATACGAGAGATGTCATATCGACAAACTAATGATTTAACAAATATGGACGATGAAATGTAAAAATGTCTGTTATTCCGATCCCCGCCGATGTCAATATTTCCACACTTCATCCACGCGTTGTGGACTTGTTCAAGAAACCTCAATATGCGCAAAGAACTCCCGAGTGGTATGAGGTCCGCAAGACTCTCATGACGGCTTCGGAGTCTTCTGCTGCCCTAGGCATAAAACCTTTCAATGGTTTCAAAGGGTGTCCTCGCGAAGATTTACTAATGAAGAAACTGAATGTGATACCTGTAGTCGGTATGGCGTTATCTCATGGCGTGAAATATGAGACAGAAGCAGCAGAACTTGCGATGAGCGTCCTCGGGGAAAGAATGTTCGAGTTCGGTCTGATAGTTCACGACGATTTCCCCTGGTTGGCAGCATCACCAGATGGAATTACTGCTAGGGGGTATTGTGTAGAAATCAAGTGTCCTATGCGGAGGAAGATCATCCCGGGGGAAGTTCCTCATCATTATTATCCCCAGATACAGGTTCAAATGGAAGTGTGCAATGTTGATTTCTGCTACTTTATTCAATACAAACCAGGCTTCATGAATGACGACGGGAAACCATTCATCGACATTGTAGTTGTGGAGAGGGACCGTCTATGGTTCGAAGCTCGCAAAAACATCCTGTTGGGATTTTATACAGAGCTGATGGAGAGAAAGAAAACGCACGTGTCCGTTACCGAGGAAGCGAGCATCACCGAAGACATCGATGAGTGTCTGTACGATGTAGACCGCGAACCGTATGAGAGGGAATATGACGACTCTGAACCAGAGGTCGCCATCGTGTGCACAATTTCGGAAGATTTGTATTAAATTT